GCTCTCGGGTGGCGGTGGCAGGTTGACTTGCGGGGTCTGCACCATTGCCATCGCCATCACGGCGGCGGTGCGAGAGGAGGCGTCCCCGGTCTGGGCGATCTGCGCCATCGCGTTGAACCGGGCCCTCACCGCCTCGGCGTTCTGCGTTGCCACCGCTTGTTGAGCGGTGAGCATGGCTAGGTAATCCTTGTTGGTGGTGGCGCACCCGCCAAGCGCAAGCACTGCAGTTACGGCGACAATCGTCTTCACTTTGGTTACTCTCCCTTGTTCAGAATTTGTTCGCGGAACTTCACGGTTTCAGTCAACAGCCTGTGCTTGTCTTTGCAGTCCAAGTACGCCCTCGCGTCCGCCAGCATCTGACGGGCCACCGACTCCGGTTTCCCATCTGTAAGCGGATCGAGGGGCGGGCACGGCGTCATTAGATTTGCTGGGATTGGCGGCAGGTCGTCCGGCTTGACGCGCGCGGTTGAGCAACCCGATAACGCCGTCATTCCAAGTGCAGCTATCAGGAAGAGAGGAGAGGACAGAACGAATGTTCTGTTCATACTCGGCGTGGAGTTTGTTGAATTCCGCTTCACGTTCAGCCCTGCCTTTCTCGTACGCTTGTGAAATCTTCTCCTGACCTACGGCGACCTTCTTGATGACCTCGACGCGCTGCGTGAGCAGCTGCACCTCGGCACGCGCCCTCTTGCCCTCCTGATACTCGATGCCCTTAATAAAACCGACGGCTCCCGTCAGGGCAAACGCAGAGAGAAGGGCGAGCCATCTACCGACCGGCCCAACGAGGAAGTCGGCAATGGCCCACCACATCACTCAATCCTCCACACCCGGAATCCGTCCCCGTCCCGGCGCACCGAGAAGCGTTTGTTCTTGCGCCTCCCGTGGGAGCTAGCGGCGGAGACTAGGTTGTGTGAGGTTCGTGCCGCGTTGTCCCCTTGCGGAACCCAGAACGAGTCCCCTGCTTGCATATCCGCAAACGGGTACTTGCGCCAGATAGGCGGGAGCGGCTTGTCTTTCTCAATTGCGATCATCGGGCTTCGTGCCTCTATTGGACTACGTTAGAAGGGCAGGTCTTCTTTCTCTTCCTGCTTACGCGGAGCGGGCGCAGCCGGCTTGTCGCCACGCGCCTCGGAGACCCGGAGGGCGAGGTACTTCTTCCCGGTCTTGCTCTCGTTCAGCCACGCGCTCAAGTAGAAGAGCGTCCCGTTCACGTCGATCCGGCCCGTGTAGTCGGGATGCTTGTCGCTTTCCTTCTCGGCACGGAACAGGCTGCCGGTGTTCTCTTTCATAACGTACTGATCCACTGCTAGTCCTCCTTCGTCAGGTTGGTGATCAACTCTCTGAGACGAGCGATCTCTAGATCACGCTCGTCAAGCTTGCTCATTAGGCTACGCACCGTCTCCTCAAGGCTGTGCTCGTAGGTTTTGTGCGCATGGTCGCTCGTCATCGCAGCGATCTGCCGCGCGGCGATTGCCTTCTGTTCTTCAAACCAGTCCATAGTCCTTCACCTCCGTAACAAGCGCGGAGAAGTCGAACTGGTCTTTCTTGGCGCGGGGCGGTTCAACATCCGCCTGAACGTACGCCCAGAACTCCGCAAGCTTTGGATACATCCATGCCCAGTACTCCGGGCTGCGCTCGATGGTGAACACGCGCATCATCCCCGGCGTCCACACCGCAAGGTCGCAGCGCGGAAGGCGCACAACCTCCATCAACCCTTGGCACTGCGCCATGTAGTGACCGGGCACGACTTCGTAGACCTTGCCCGAGAACGGGCACTTGATCTCGACCACCCGGTCAGTCGCCAGCGCATCGGGTGAACCGCCGAGCCAGTCGATGCTCGGGTGCGGCACGAACCCAACCTGTCCGATTGAGGTGAGCGTGCACGCACGGTACGCCTCCAACGCCACCGGCTCATGGTCGGTGCCGTACTGCGTGGCTTCGTTGCCCTCGAACACCTCGCGCCCCGTCAGCCGGCGGTAGCAACGCTGCCAGCTTCCGACGAGCCCGAGCGCCTCGCCGAACGAGGACGCTGTGAGCTTGCCTTCTCGCTGCTTTCTCCATTCATCGGTGCGCTGGTGAGGGTTGCCTTCCGCGCGTCCTTCAGCCCCGCCATCCATTTCTGCTCCTCCCCTGTAAGCGATCCCCACGCAGCTGCCAACTCGTCAAGCGTTGTCGCTGACTTGAACATCTCGCTGAGTTCCGCCACCCGCGCCTGACGCACCTTGTCGGTCTCCTCTGCGACGTATTTCTCACGCGCGCTGTTGACGTACTTGTTGTCGTCGAACTTGCCCATGTGAACGTCGGCGGCAAAGCCCAAGAGCGAGAGCGCCTTAGTCATTGCGTCGGTCAGTGATTTCTTGGGGGCTTCTTCGTCGGTGAAACAGCCGTGCTTGTTCCGCCCAACGAAGGTGGTCTGCCCGAACTGGGTGACCACTCCGCGCTGTTCGCCGGCCGGATACCAAAGGTCAACGCGGATGCAGTGGATCTTCTCGTGGGCGATCTGCCCGTCGCCGAGCGAGAAGGGCGCACCTTCGAGGATCTTCTCCTCGCAGATGGTGATGCCCCAGTTGAGACCCATCGGTCCCCACACCTCGGTCGCGCGCTTGACCAGCCACGTCGCGTTGATGGCGGTGCCGGAGAACCCGCCGCCGCGGGTGAAGCTCTTCGTGTACGCGGGGTCCGGCGTCTGCACCTGCTCCCACAGGGCAAGGTTGCTCATTGCGAAATCTCCTCCCAGTCGATGTTGACCGCAGCGGCGAGGAGCCTCGCGTCTGCCACGGTCGCCGTCCCGATCACGATGCGCATGAGCGCATCGGTGACCGCCCTCTTTTCCTGCTCCGTCATGGCCCCCTCCTTGAGAACGTGGTCTAATCGTAACCGGCAACTTTCACCTGCGTCAACAGGCAACTTGCAAAAATATGCGAAGTTACCGTGCCCGGCGACAAACGGCTTAAAATCATAAGACAAACATTAAACAACACCGGTCAACACGGGCACATAACGTGTCAAGTATTGACCGGCGGCGGGCGCGTAGGTAGGCTGCGCGAAAGTTTTTTTGGAGGCAGGGGGATGGCTCGGGCTTGGATGCCGATCTACTGGGGGGATTACCTCGCGGACACGCAGCACCTTACTGCGGAGCAGCACGGGATGTACCTCCTATTGATCGCACACTATTGGCAGACCGGCAGCTTGCCGGCGGACGAGAAAGCTTTGCGAAATATCAGCCGCTGTCCGGCTCGCTCATGGAACAGAAACTGGTCGATCATTCGTCGCTTTTTTGTGTCGATTGATAGTAGCCGTTTTGCGCACCCAAGAATCGACGCAGAGCTTGAGAAGTCTAAGAAAATCAGGGATGTAAGGGCGGCTGCAGCGGCAAGCCGGTGGTCGCAGATTGATGCAAATGCATCTGCACCTGAGATGCAGGTGCATACACAATCACAATCACATACACAAAAAGAAAAAACAAAACCTCTTGCGCGCCCCGTCTTTGACTGGGGCACGCAGGACTGGGCCGACACCGAGCCCATGATCCCGGTTTGGGAGGAGGCCAACCCGGACATCGATGTCCGGCAGGAGTTGGCGAAGGCAAGGGCGTGGGTCATCAACAACCCGCACAAGACGCGGGCAGGGCGAAAGTTGTGGGGAAAGTTTCTCAACGGCTGGATGCAGCGGGCTGGCACAGACAAGCCCCGTGCCAAAAAGGCGCAGCCGGGGCTGGACAAAGCTTCGGTGTTTGAGGGGCTGGCATGAGGCCGCTGCCGACTGGGGCGTACCCAATCCACCAAGCCCGGCTCTATGGGAAACGACCGGATGAGTTGGTGTTGGTCTCCACCGTAGGTGGTCTGCCAAACGAGGGGAACCCCGTCGTTGTTTTCCCGGTTGGGGAAGACCCTCGGCACTTCGACTGGCGGTGGGCGCTAGGACTGGAAGTGCTCGTCGTGTTCGACGAACAGACAAAACTGACGGCGCGCGTCATCGCGCGCTTGCTCCTTGACCAGAAGCACAAGGGTCTGGCGCAGGCGTTTTTGTGGCGCGCCGACAAACAGCGGGGGTGGGTAGTAATGGAGGGGGTTGACTACGCCATGTTCAATATGACAGTGAGTGAGCACCGGGCGTTCGCGGGGTTGGGGCAATGATCCTTACCGCCGACGACGTGGACTTCAAGGAGTACCTGAAGGAGCCGACCACTGCGGGCCGGGTGCGGAGCAGCGCGAACTTCCGCGATCTCCTGCATCGGGAGTTGTACGACTTGACGTGGAAGGAGCGCGGTGCCTTCCTGCCGTGGAAGAAGTACGACCAGATTCGTTTCCCCGGTGGGCAGGTCAGCCTGTGGATCGGCATGAACGGGCACGGCAAGAGCCTACTCACCAGCTACGTCATGCTCGACTTCATGTCGCAGGGGCAGACGGTGTGCATCGCCTCGATGGAGATGCGCCCGGAGGACACGCTCAAGCGGATGCTGCGGCAAGCCGTCGGCACGCAAACCCCGAGCCCCGCAACGACCGACCAGTTCCTGCGCTGGTCAGACAAGAAGCTCTTCATCTACGACCAGCAAGGCACGGTCGACCGCGAGGAACTCCTCGCCATCATCCGCTACTGCCGGGCGAAGCTCGGCGTCCAGCACTTCGTGCTCGACTCGCTGCTGAAGGTTGGCCTCGCCGAGGACGACTACACCGCGCAGAAGAAATTCATGGACGCGCTGTGCAACCTCGCGCGCGACTTCGATCTGCACATCCACATCATCCACCACTCGCGCAAGCCGGCAGATGAATCACAGCTTCCCGGCAAGTACGACGCGCGCGGGTCGGGAACCGTCGTGGATCAGGCGGACTACGTCTTCATGGTGTGGCGGAACAAAAAGAAAGAGTTCGACAAACGCGCCAACAAACCAGTCGACGACTCACACCCGGACGCGATCCTCGTTGTCGACAAGAACCGGCACTACGGGTGGGAGGGAAAGATCGGGCTGTGGGTCTCGTCGCAGGTAGGCGTGTACCACGATACGAGCGAACGACTGGTGACGCACCGCGACTTGAGGTTGCCCGTCAATGTCTGAAGTCGATAAGCAATTGCAGGCGGAGGAGGAGCGGCGCAAAAACCGCGAGAAGTTTCCGGAGATGACGAAGGTCATCGACGAATTCCGTGCGGTCTTTGGCGCTGGTGTGAAGGTCATGTACGTCAAGGAGGGGGACTTCGAGATGGGCACACCGTCTCCAGCCGGCGTGCCAATCTCGGAGGGAAGCTTCGATGTGGTCAGCAGAACAGGTGGAAAGAAGACTCGGGGAACTACGCGCAAAGTCGGAGGAGTTCGCCGCGGCTTTCGCCACTAGGTCGTACCTTGATGAGTACAAGAAGAGCTTGCTTGCCGTGTTGATGCAGAGGGCCGAAGAGGCCGGACACAAAACCACGGCGGCGCAGGAAAGGGAGGCACGCGCAGCCAAGGATTTCATCGATCACTTGGAGGCGTACCGAGTGTCTGTCGAGCAGAGCGAGAGGCTGCGCTGGGAGTTGGAGGTAGCAAAGCTTGGCATCGCTGTGTGGCAGACGCAGTCCGCAAACGAACGGCTTGAAAGGAAGACGTATGGCTAAGACGCCAGCATGGCAGCGCAAGGAAGGCAAGGATCCGAAGGGCGGACTCAACGCCAAGGGACGTGCCTCGTACAACAAGGCAACCGGCGGGAACCTGAAGCCCCCGCAACCCGAGGGCGGCAAGCGCAGGGATTCCTTCTGCGCCCGGATGGAAGGGATGAAGAAGAAGCTCACCTCGAAGAAGACGGCGAACGATCCGAACAGCCGCATCAACAAGAGCCTGAAGGCGTGGAACTGCTGACATGAAAAACGCCGACAAACTTGAGTCGGTCTTTCTCGACGTGATGAAACAAGTCACAGCCGGGAAGGGTGCGGAGAGGCACGGGCATGACCAAGACTTTCTCGATCAACCGTGGAGGTGGATCGCCGACGGATTCGGCGAAAGCTTCCTGCTGGGGCAGGCGGTAAAGAAGGCGCATGAAGCAACGAAGGCAAAGGACTGGACACACGAACGATGGGAGCGAGAGATGTTGGGTGCCGTCGCTTACCTCGCGTTCGCAATCGTCCGTCGCCGAATGGAGGAGGCCGAGCTACGCCGCAGAGAGGCATCGATCTCAGTTGAGTTTGACCCCGGCCTGCCCGGTGCGTGGGGAACCTGCGGGGCTGGCGGAGCGGGCAGCATGGGCGGTGGTTGTGGAGCGGG